GGCGGCGTAGGCGGCGGCGGCGTAGGCGGCGGCGGCGGCGGCGTCGAAGGCGGCGGCGGCGTCGAAGGCGGCGTAGGCGGCGGCGGCGTAGGCGGCGGCGGCGGCGTCGGCGGCGTAGGCGGCGGCGGCGGCGTAGGCGGCGTAGGCGGCGGCGGCGTAGGCGGCGGCGGCGGCGTCGGCGGCGGCTACTTTCCGCGCGCTTTCCCATTCGCGCCTCTCGACGAGCAGGCCGCGCGCGGCGCGATCATAGAGCCCTGCCACCAGGTGAATCGCGTCCTTCGTCTTGTCGGTCTTGGCGTACTTGAGCACCCCGTCCTCGGGGTCCACGAGCAGCCAGTGCGCGAACTGATACCACACGAGCGATAGATCGGCGCCGGGCTCGATCGCGGACAGGAACCGCAGCGGGAACTCCTTCGCGTCGCCGTTGGTCATGCCCTCGAAGATTCGATCTTCGAGGCGCGCGAGGATCAGCGGAACACCCAGCTCCTTCTCGTAACGGCGGTGGTCGGACCCGTGGATGGTGCAACCGACAGCGCAACCCTTGCCCGCTGCCCAATACTGTCCGTGAATGATTTCGTCGGCCGCCGCGTGTGCCTTGACGCGCTCGACGTACTTCGCCTTGGTGTTGCTATCGCCGTGGAATGCGATCATCGCGTGTATCCTTTTCTCCAGAGAAATTTCTTGAACTTGGCCTTCGCTTTGCGCTTACGACCAGCCAAGTCTTGCGCGCTCGACGAGCGTCGTGCGTGAAGGCGCGCCAGGCGCGACGCGCCATGGCAATATCAACTGCTGATCGGTTTCGCGCTTCATTCACGCACCCGTCGCCGGTTATTTCTTGCCGACCTTCTTCGTCCTGATCTCTTCCTTCGCCGCGGCGATCGCCTTCTTCGCGCCCTCGAGCTGCTCGCCCGAAAGCGCGCCGAGCATCGACTCGGCTTCCTCGATCTGCAGGAGCGCGACCTCCTTGTCGGCGTCGCTCGTAATCTCCTTCGACACCACGCCGCGGGCGCGCTCGATCATCTTCATGACCTCGTCGTGTCCCGGGGCGCCGGCGGATGCGCCGGCAGCCGGCGGGCTCGCGCCCATCGCAGCCTTGAGGCCCGCCACGCCGCTCTTCGCCGGCGCCGCCGGGGCGGCGGAACCGGGATCGATATCGAAGAAGTCCCCGGCCTGCGCCATGCCATCTTTCAGGCTGTTGTAGATCCTGCGCAGCTGCACGACCAGGCCAGGCGTGATCGCAGTGATGTGGCGCTGGATCCGCTTCTCGATCATTTCCTTCGTGATCGAGAACTTGCTGAACTGCTCGACCATCGAGGCGATGAGATCCGGAGTGACGTCGACCTTCGTTTTCAGCGTGAGCTGGCACTGGTCGGCCGCCTGCCGGATGATGTCGGCCGGGATCACGGCCTCCATGCAGGCGCGTTTGCGCCGCGCGCCCATGTTCGCGCCGAGCTCGTAGATGTCGCGCTCGTCGGTGAGCAGATATCCGCCCTTGTTCGTATCGCGCCAGTGCTTGACCTGGAAGATCTTCGAATCGCGCCAGCCGGTCTCCAGGTCCATGGCGAATGCCCGGAATTCTGAGTAACCGTCCTGACGCGAGATCTCCTCGATCCCGGTCTCGAGGTTCCCCCAGCGGCGGGCTACCGCCTCGAGGAGGCGGATGCTGGGCCCACTGATCTTCGAGCCGCCGCGCGAGTACTCGTACTCGGCTTCCTCGGCGAGGTCGATGTCGGTGCAATCCTGCAGTATGAGATCGAGCGACTGCTTGCGATCGCGCGGCATGGCGCGCGCGACGAGCATCGACGCCTGGACCTGGGCGATCGCGCGTTGCTGCTCGACCGAGACCAGGCCGCCGGCCTTGGTCGGAGTCTGAAATGGGTTCTTCTGATCGGCTCTCGTTGCTGCTGCGGCTTCGCTCATGTTTTTTTCCTCATAGATGGTCAGGACTTCTTGAAACGGAATGGTCGATACCAATGCTCTTTCGTGAACGCCGCGGTGATGTCCGGATGCGCCTCGCGCAGGCCTCGCTGGTCTAAGTGCGATCCCCGCTGTTTCTTCCAGGTGCAGATCGCCTTTCCGTTCATGCGCAGCTCTGCGTTGTCGATCAGCTGGGGCGGCATGTTTGGATCGGGCAGGCCCCACGAGGTCCGAACGAAATCGGCGATATCGAACTCGAGAGTGTCCTTCTCGTTTTCCATCGCTTTCAGGCTGTCGCGGATTGCCTGCAGCTGTGTGAGCTTCTTCGCGATCTCTTCGGAGCACTCGACAGGTCGCCCATTCGTCTTGGCGAACATCGCCATCATGTCGAGCCAATCCTGCGGCGCAGGCGGCACGCGCGGGACGATGTGGTCGTTCCAGAATTGGATGCACTTCGCGCGCATCGTCGCGATCATGTCGTCATCGCGCGGCACCCGATAGAACACCATGTCATCGATGCCGATCAGGGCTGCGACTACGCACAAGTTGCGGCGCTTCACGCTCATGCCGTGCATGACCTGGGCGACATACTGGATCGGGATCTCGTCCGACCCCGGCTCGCCCCAGCCGTGCTGCTCGCCAAAGGCCATCGGGTGCACGGTTTTGATTTCCCCATTCTGGATCTCACCTTCCGCATCACGCCACTCGAAGTCGAGTTCGGCCGCGAGGAAGGAATGCTCAGGATCCTGGTATCGCTGATTGACAGCGACGATCTCGGCATCGAATTCCTCGCGCAGCATCGCCACGATCTGAGGCTCGAAGCGCTTGCGCCGCTCGAGGAACTTGCGCTGCTTCGGATCGAATTCCTCGGGCTGCTCGCTCGTCTTGGAGAGCCAGACCTTGTAGGCTGTGCGGCCGTAGGCGCCGAGACCCATGACGGCTGCAGCGTCCGAGCCGCCAATAAAAGTGCGGCGATCGACGACGGGGATTTCGGGGGCGCCCATCAGTGGAACTCCACTGCGCCGCCGTCGGCAGCGATTTCAAAAGCGAGCTTCCATTCCCCATATCTATCGATGAACCAGGCGTCATCCGTGGCCTTGGCTTGATCCTCGAACTGTGCGAAATCGGCTGCGAGCTTCTTCGCGACGATCGGACCGATCGTGCCCTCGTTGTCCGCGAAATTGATCAACTCGGAGAAAGGGCCCGCTGCCCCTCGCCAGCAGGCTGCGGCGTGTTTCATAGTGGTCTCGCCGTCGTGATCGCGCCATTCGGTGGCTGGATAGCCGGCGAGCTTCGCCAGATTTTCGCGCCAAGTGTTGTATCCCCCGTAGCTGCCGGCTCGGAAGTGGAAATCCTGAGCACTGGAATACAGCGCCGCCATGTCCACCCCTTCGGCCCTCGGCGCGAAGCAGGGGATGTTGGGCGACAACCGGAAGCCTTCATCGGAGGGCGCGAGTTGCCTGTGCGCGACGATGTCAAGGCCCATCACATTTCCCGTTTCTTCAAAACGAAGTCGAAGCAGCCGCGCTTGAGCGACTCGCGGACCTGGTCGGCATGCACCCGGGCAGCCTTGATCCCTGCGAGTATCGATGCCTCGCGTTCGGCGAACCTTGGCTCGGCCGACCAATCGCCGGTGAGAAATCCCGCCGCCCAGGCCATAACCGCGATGAACACGGCCAACGGCATATGCAACTTTTTTCTCTCCACCACGATGTACTGCGCTGCGATTGCAGGTTTCATGGGAACTCCTTTCGTTGTCACCACGGCATTGCACTCCCAAGCAGAATTCCGACGAGGATGAGGATGAGAATTTCGGCGCGCGTCATTCATGCGCGAGCGAGCCGAAGATGTAGGCGACGACCAAGCCGACGAGGATCCAAGCAAGCAGGATGGCCGCGGTCATGCCGGCACCATGTCGCGCGCGGGCGTGAATCCGGTGAACTTTCCGCCGTCGTGTTTCAGCTCATCCCAGGCGCCCTCGGAGTCCTGGTAGATAACTCGGCGCCCGGGATAGTCGTGCCAGACCCTGCGGCAGACGCCGACCGCGTCGTTTGTGACGCTGATCGATCCGAGGTCAAGGTCGCGGATCCAGACGACTTCGAGCGTAATCTTCACGTACTCGAAATCGGCCGTGAGGTATTCGAGGTTGGCCGTGACGCGCTCCTGGGCGGCGCTCATGTTCCGAACCTCATGCCTGGATAACTGATCTCGTCGACGCTGGTGCACGCCTCCGCTGCGATATAGCCCCCGTGCCGGCGGCGCTGCGCGTCGCGCTCGGCGAGCTCTTCGGCCGTGGCCAAGCGCCAGGCGCGATCCCATTCCACTGATTGCGCCGTGCCATCCTTGAACGGGTTGAGCGAGGGCGAAAGGAACTGCCGACCGGCGGCGCGCCCGAGGGCTGCTGCCGTGCTCACGATTCCACCTTGGCGATGATGGCGCGCGCGGCGTCACGCAGCTCGCGATCGCCATTCAGGTGATTCGGGATCGGGTCGTCGCCGAAGTATTTCAGGACGGCCTGAGCGAGCTCAACGGCCTCGGGCGCCGCGGCGATCTTGCGCGCGTCGGCGCGTTCCCGCTCGGTTACGGCGCCAGCCTCGCACGCGACCTCCGCCACAATGATCGCGCCGCCCTTCTCAATAGCGAGGATCTCGATCACGCCGTCAATGTCGGCATCGCGCCGATCGACGAACCAGGGGCCTGGGGTGCCCGCGGCCTTCGCGGCGGCGGCGCTCACGCGTCCTCCTGGGAGAACTCGGCCGCAAGCTCGAAAACCGTGTCGGAGTCGCGCAGGAATTCCCTCAGGCGCCGCTCGAGCGCCGCATCATCCTCGCCCGGGTGCTCCTCGCGCAGAGCTTGAAGCGCGAGCGGGTTCGACATGACGCTCTCAACCAGAACGTCGAGGGCATCTTCAAGGTAGGGCTCGGAGTCGCGGACGGCGCGCGCTTGATCTGCGGCGTGTTGGCGTTCTGCTGCTGAATTTCCGTCGTGCATCGTTCCCTCCCGTCGCCTGGCTGTCAGGCTGTGGAGGAACACTAGCAAACGCTATTGAGAAAGTCAAGCAGTTGCTAGTGTCACGTGGAACATGATGCCCGAGCCGGTCAAGATCCGGCGGCGCTGCTACTACTTGGTGCTGGGGAAGACGTCCCGGCAGGCTGCCGGGGTTTCCGTGATGCGGTGCAGCGTGAACTTAGTGCCGGAGATGTGCGCCAGGATCTCGGCCTCGCTTATCGAGTCGACGGTCAGCGGGCCGTCCTCTGTATAGATGAAGGCGCCGTCATACCGTATGTCGCCGGCGGACACGATTCCGCCGCCGATACCTCGCACGCATCCTATCCCGCGCCCGTCAGCTCTCATCAGGAGGGTGACAGTGCCGCCTTGCGGCGTGCCCGAATACATGCCTGCATAGGGGAACGGCCTAGGCGTTGCCGTGATTACACCGCTCGCATCCGGGGGAGTGAAAGTGCACCCGGGCGCGATGAGGGCCAGGACCAGGACTATGGGCGCGACTGCCCGCCGGCTAGTCACTCGAGGAAATCGTCCATCGCGGTCCCGGGCTCTCGGCCCGGGGTTCTAGGGCGCTTCTTGTGCTCCTGCTTCAAGGGGACATGGCCGAATGAGCTCTCGATCTGAGCATCGCTCACCCCACGCAGTGGCTTCTGACCGAGTTCCTTTCGGGTGATCTGGTTGGCCTGGAATAAGGCATGCATATCGTTGATCAGCTCTCGCTGCTGATGCGAGAACAGCCCGGAAAATAGATGGACCAGGATCTCGGCTTTGCCTGAAAGTTCATAGCCTGCTCGAGGCTGCTCTGCGATATCCGGGCCAGCATCCAGGGCGCCCCTCGGTAGCTCGAGCTTGCCCTCGACGTGTCGCGCGATGCGCTCACCCATGTTGCGCTTCGCGTTCAGCAGCTGCCAAAGGTAGGCATCGCTCCGCTCGAGCACGCGGCTCATATCAGCGATCCGGCCCCTGAATCTGTTTTCCAGGAGCTGCTTCAAGTTCGCCCGGCGGGTGTCGCCGGGCTCATTCGGTGCCATATCGGTCAGCGTACGCGCGCAATTGCTAGCCTGAAACGAGCAAAAGCTTGCCTTTTCGTAAAGCATTTGCTAGTGTTCGGCCGATGAAGCTCTGCGACTACCTGAAGGATCTATCCATCGAGGAGCGCGCGGACTTCGCGAAGCGCTGTGACACCTCTCCCGACTATCTCTGGCAAATCGGCGACGGCAGACGCAAGCCCAAGGCCGCGCTTTGCATCGACATCGAGCGCGAAAGCGACGGCAAGGTGTCCTGCGAGGAGCTGCTCCCCGAGGCCGACTGGGCCTATATTCGCCGGCGAAAGGTCGTCGCGTGATTGTTGTTCCGCGGGCGATCGCATGAGCCTCCGTGGGAAAGACTTCCGCTGCGAGATCGACGGAGAACTGCACGACAAGCTGCGTGCGATGGCCGGATTGAAGGGCGTCGAGGTCTCGACCTTGGGCGCCGAATTCCTCGAAAAAATGATCGTCGCTGAATTCCATGTCGCAAGCGTATTTGCCGAGCGCGTGGTGCGCAGCGGAATCGTGCGGAAAGATGCGGCACGGCAACAGCCCGATCTCTTCAAGGGGGAGAAAAAATGAAAGCCAATCCGAAGCTCTTCACTGTGAGCGCGCGGGACGAAGAGGCCGCGCTCGCCGCGCGCCTGGTGCGCGCACAGACGCAGAAGCAGGTCGAGAAGTTCCTCGAAGCTGAGGCGATCGCAAAGGTGCGCGCGGATCTGAAGGTCGAGTCAGCGACGCCGGACGAGATCCACGAGCTCGCGGTCGCCGGCGTGAAGATCGAAGAGATCCCGGAGGCAGCATGATCGCGTGGCTCGCCGGGAATGCCGGGTATCTGCTGATCGTGATTTTCGTCGTCGTGATCCTCGTCCTCTGCATCATGGCACTCGCGCGCGAGCTCGACACGACGCGACCGCTCACCGACGAAGAAAAGCAGCGCCTCAAGTATTGGTTCGAGGGCAGTCGCACCCATGCTCGATCGCAGATCTCCGATCGCGCGTACGACGACATTCACTGAGCGGGGAGGGCTGCCGTGAGCGCAACCAAGCCTGTTCTCCAGGCGTTAGCCGTGGTGTGCGAGCTCACGGGCACGCATCTTTCCGAACCAGCCACTCGGGTGATGGCCCGCGATCTCGCTGCGTATCCAGAGGCTCAGGTGCTTGGGGCCTTGGACCGCTGTCGCAAGGAGCTTCGCGGGCGCTTAACGCTCGCCGATGTGCTGAGTCGTCTGGATGATGGTCGACCTGGCCCGGAAGAAGCGTGGGCGATCGTGGCGCCCGCTCTTGCCGACGAGCGGATCACAATAGTCTGGACCGAGGAAATGGCGCTCGCCTCCGGACCCGCGAGCGCGATCATCGGGGATCCGGTGGCCGCCCGCATGGCATTCCTCGAGGGCTACCGGCGCATGGTCCAGCACGCCCGAGATGCTCGCGAGCCGGTCAAGTGGTCGCCGTGTCTCGGATGGGATGTCGGCGGGCGAGCCGGGCCGCTGCTCGATGCCGCGCGCAAAGGCCGGTTGTCAGGCGCGCATGTGGCCGGACTCTTGCCCCATCGTGAGGATGCGGCGCCAGAAGTCGCGGCGCTGCTGAAACCACATTCCAAGCTGCCAGCCAGCGTGAAGCAGGAGGCGGCTTGAACTATTACCGCCGGTACGTCGGGGATTTCCAGCGGGACACCGGGCACTTATCCCTGACGCATGTAGGGGCCTATGACAGGCTGCTTGATCACTACTATGCGACCGAGGGTGCGCTACCGGATGAGATCGACGTGCTGTGCCGTATCTGTAGGGCGGTGTCTGACCAAGAACGGGCTGCAGTGCGTGAGATCGTGGACCACTTCTTCCCTGTCTGGAAGGACAAGAAACGTCACAATAACCGCGCGGATCATGAGCTTGCTGTTTCGAGGCAGGCGCGGGAGAACGGGAAAGAGGGTGGGCGCCCTAGAAAAACCGGAGACCCAACCGGAGCACAAACCGGAATAGAAACCGGAAGTATAACCGGCGACATAACCGGAAAGGGGGCCGGATCGGGACAACCACCAACCACCAACCACCAACCACCAGCCTCCAGCCTCCAGCCTCCAGCCTCCAGCCTCCAGGAAGGTCAACCCCCTGCGTCCGGGGCTTCGCCCGCGGCCGCCCGCAGTTCCAGAAAGTCGAACGGCAAGGACCACAACCCCAAGACCGCGGCCACCTGGGACGCATATCGGACAGCCTACGCGTCGCGCTACGGAACCCCGCCGGTCAGGAACGCGACTGTGAACGCGCAGCTCGCGGGCTTCGTGAAGCGCATCGGGGCTGAAGAATCACCGGGTGTGGCAGCGTTCTATGTCGGACACAGCCGTGGCCTCTACGTCTCGGCCAAGCACGCGGTGAATCTTTTGCTCAGGGATGCAGAAGGCCTGCGCACCGAATGGGCGACAGGATCCAAGGTCACCGACACCCAGGCCAGGCAGTCGGACCAGACCGCGACCACAGGCGCTGTTTTTCAGAAGTTGATCGCAGAAGCAGACGGATAAATCGCTTTCCCACCGCGGCGATGCGCCGCACAACCGAAGGAGTGAACCGATGGATGCAGCGACAGAAACAGGCAAGGGAGTGAAGGGCCGGAAGGATCAAGGCCAGGAGGCCGTCATCAAGACTGAAGTCCTGAGCTCGAAGCTGAAGGAGCTCGTGCACCTCCACAACAAGGCGGCCGAGGCAGGCGAAGCACTCGCCGATGCCGTGAAGCGCGTGGCCGAGAAGTCGGGGCTGCTCGCGTCAGTTGTGCGCAGCGTCGTATCCGCAAGCGCGAACGACAAGTTCGAGGACAAGAAGAAGAACGCGCAGCAGCTCGCCCTCGCGTTCGAAGAATGCGACGGGTAAATCGGCTCACGCAGCGATGAAGCTCGCCGACTGTCCAGTCAGGATGGTGCGCGACGGACACGATGTCACTCCTTTCGGATACTCCGGCGCCGCGAATAGCGAAATGCTGCCGATCGACAAGGGAGTTCCAATCCCGGATCGAGGGCTGCCGCATGATGTTCTCATGCGCACCCTACGCGCGATGGAGGTCGGTGATTCCATTTTCGTCAAGCGCAGCTGCACCACGAAAATTTACGTGCATGCAAAGACAGCCGGGATCCGGATCACGACGCAGCGATCTGGAAAGCGCGTCAGGATCTGGAGAATTTCGTGACGCACTGGGAAGAAGAACAGGCGGAACAGCGCCGGCGTGCCGAGGATAATGCGCAAGGAACCACGTTCCTGATTCTCCTGGTAGCCGCAGCTTTCGTCGTCGCGATGTTGCGACAATTTCTCGTGTGGGCGTGTTCGTGAAGATCGTCGTTCCCTATCCGATCAGCGCCAACGCCTATTGGCGCACGGCCGTCGTGAAAGGCCAGCGCCTGGCACGGGACCAGTCCCCCTACGCGAACACCTACGTCAGCGAAGAGGCGCGGCGGTACAAGCGCCAGGTGAAGATCGCAGCTTTCGAGGCCGGGATCCGGGAGCCGCTCGCCGGGCGCGTTTCGCTTTCGCTCGAACTCTATCCGCATCGTCCGATCGACTGGGAAAAGCGGGCTCGCCGAGATCCAATGAATTGGGACGACGACGTTCGCTGTATCGATCTTGACAACGCGCTCAAGGTTCTCATCGACGCGCTGAAAGGTGTCGCCTACAAGGACGACGCCTGGGTGCGCAGGATCTCGGCCGATCGCATGGAGCCCGACCAGAGCGGCGAGCGCGCTGTCGTGGTCGTCGAGCCGATCCGGCGTGAGAGCCCGCAGCCTCCACTTTTCAGTTCAACGGGATCTGCGTTTCGGCAGGTCCATTGATGGCAGTTCAACCACGAGAGGGAAAATCATGACGACGAATACCGAGAAAGACAAACGCAGGAAAAGGGACGCGCTGCGCAGAGCGGCCGAGCAGGAGACAAAGCACCAGCACGAGCTCGCGATCGCGAAGGCCGAAAGCCGTAACTCCGGCGTCAAGGATGGGCGCCAGCTCGGTGCGAAGCAGATCCGCGATCTGGTCCTCGAGCGCGCCGGCAGCCTTTACAAGCAGGGCAACGACGTCGCAGCGGATGCGGTGCGCGAGGCGCACGGCTTGCTACCGACAAGCGTTTAAACGCGAAAGGCGCCGTGAGCACGGAAGAGCTGATGACGATCAGGGACCTCGCCGGCTTGGCAGTCCTGCTTGTGGTCGTCATCGGCATCTTTTTCGGAAAATGACAGAGGCATTCATTCCCCTGTCGAGCCTGAGGTCCGATGGCGTGTCGGTGCGCGGGTGCTCGTATATCTACGCGCCTCGAGGACAGGCCGGCGAGTACTCCGCGCTGGCGGCCAATCCCTATCGCGGCTGCGGCCACAAGTGCGTCTACTGCTATGTCCCCGCGGTCCTTCGCATGGAGCGTGCCGAATTCGACGCCGGCGCCGTGCCGCGGGAAGATTTCCTCGAGCACCTCGAGAAGGACGCGAAGAAGTACCAGGCGGCCAAGATCACCGAGCAGGTGATGCTGAGCTTCACCACCGACGTCTACAACCCGGTCGACACATCGATCACGCGTGCAAGCTTGCAGATCCTGCAGGCGTACGGCATGGGGATCTGCGTGCTCACAAAAGGTGGCAGCCGCGCGCTTCGCGATCTGGATCTCTATCGCCCCGATCGCGACGCCTTTGCATCGACTCTGACGAGCCTCGATGATCGTTTTTCATCGAAGTGGGAGCGCGCCGCGCAGCTCCCCGAGGACCGAATCGCGACGTTGCGCTATTTCCACGAAAAGGGAATCTTTACCTGGGTAAGCCTCGAGCCGACCCTCGATATCGAATCAAGCCTCGAGATAGTCAGGCAAACGCACAGCTTCGTCGATCTGTTCAAGATCGGACGCGCGAACTATCTCCCGATGACGAAGACTGCGGATTGGCGCGATTACACATTGCGGATGATCGAGCTCTGCCAACGGCTCGGTGCGAAGCATTATGTCAAGGAGGATCTGCAGCGCTGGCTCCCGGCCGGATATCACAACCCGCGGCGAGTGCCGCAGCACCATTGAAAAGCCAGATCCTTCCATCGTGGATGTACGGCGATCCTGCCGACGTCGCCGAGAGAATTGAGACAGGCGAGCGGCGCGCGATCGCAATCAGGGAGCGCCAACCAGAACCATGCAGCAAGTCCAAACCGAACTTCTCTCTCGTCAGCGCGGCGACGCGCCGCTTGATAAATCGCACGCGCATCCGCGAGCTCATGAAGCAGGTCCGCGGATGATCCTCGAGCAGCCGCTCTTCCGAACAGTGAACGGCGCGCTCAGCTTCGCTTTCAATTTCAAGCATGGACACCTCAAGCCGTCCGCGCTCGCGACGATGATGGCCGGCGCAAGGCCCAAAGGCAAAGGCCTCGGAGGCCTCGATGGAGCAGCTCAGGCAGGGATGATTCGCGAGCAAGTGGATTCGCTCGGCCTTCGCGGTGATATCTTGACCGCGCGATTCGCGGTGCGCGCGCTGCCCTGTCCATGCAGGCGACCATGCTGCTCAGGTTGGCGCGGGAACGAGGAATGGCTGCAGGCGATCGCGGCAATCTCCAACCATGTACGGAGTGTCGCGCTCAAGGGCACGACGGTGAACTTCACCCTCAGGCTGGCGATCGTTCGGCGCTACTTCGGCGTGAGGCAAAGCCTGGCCGATGCTGCGCACGCATCAGGAGTCGAGCGCCACACAGCCAGCGCCCACGCTAACAAGGCGATCACCTACCTAAAAGCCGAGGAAGCGCAGGCCAGGTATGCCATCGAGGCCAAGCTCAAGGCCTCAGGCGTAGTGGAGTAGCGACGATGAGAACTTGACATCTACCATTTAAGGGCGTAAATAGCCTGCAATCTGCTAAATATCCCGAAGTATTTCCAGGGCTCGCAAGAACACCAGCGGGCCCTTCGCATTTCTGAACCCGAGGAAAGTCAGATGGCCAGGATGAACTGGCCCGCATCCTCACGTCAATCAAGGGGATACGGTGCGGACTGGCAAGCCATCCGCAAGCGGATCCTCGAGCGAGACAATTACCTCTGCCAGTGCCGTCATTGCAAGACTGCTGGCCGCACCAGGCTTGCCACCGAGGTCGATCACATCAAGCCTCGCGCCCAAGGCGGCACCGACGACGATGCCAACCTGCAGGCGATCAGCCACGATTGCCACGCGATCAAGACCCTTGAAGACGAAGGCAAACGATCGCGCGATAAGGTCGGCTTCGATCGAGACGGCTGGCCAATCTGGGAAAAGGATGGGGGGGTGGTGAAGAAATGAAAATTCGTTCCTCGCGCAGGACT